TATCCTTAATTGTACCAGAGTTCAATGCAAGTGGATTTGCTCCAATTACTAGGACATCATCAGCATTTGTTGCAGCGTTAGCAGCAGCAATTGTACATCTGAATATAAGTTCATTTGTAGTTGATCCTGATAGGTAAGCAGCAGAGTGTGGTCCTCTACCTGATCCAGTACCTTGGTTTCCATTGGTAATTGAGAGTGTTGGAGTACCACCTGAGGTATCAACAGTGACTTGCTCATTGAATCTAACTCTTACATCAATATTACCACCATCTGATTTATCAAATGCAGTTGTGATAAATTCAATCTGTGTAATGTCAGCAGCTCCAATACCTGTAGCTAGATCACCAATACAGCATAAAACTTCTGGTTGGGCATCAGTGTTGTCATTTCCAGTCATTGTTGAACCAGCTTCAACTACCCATCCACTATTATTAGCAAATACTTCTTTCTTTTTTGCGTCAGAGAGCCACTTTGGTTTGGACTCGTCCGCATCTGTGATTCCCCAGAGTGCCATTGTTTTTCTTTACAAGTTTTGTCTAAAGATATTTATGGTTATATGATCTTTAGGTTATCTAGCAACTAAAGCTTTCTCAACTTGCTCTAGTAGTTTATCGTCCATGTCTGTTTTAGTCAATTTTACTGCTTTTTTCAGTATGACTAGACAAACTTCTATTAATTTTTCACCTAATTCTGTGTCATCAGGAATTTTATTTACTGCATCAGATATAATTTTTGATGCTATAGGTAGTAAAAATGAAAGCATAATCTTAAAATGAGCTACAAACTATATATATGTTTAATCATCAACATCTAAGAAGTTAACATACTTGTGATGTTCTTTGTTTCTCATTATCTTTGCTGCTATTGCACCAGCATCTCTTGGTTTCTCTTGTTTCTCCTTTTTGCCCATGACTCTCTTCATAGCTGATCTAGCTCTGTCTTGAAAACCCTCATAGGTCTGAACTTTTTTCTCTTGATTATTCATAATTGTTTCTTCTAAAG